CCTATGAAAAAAGTTTTGCGAGTACCCGTAGCTCAGCTGGATAGAGCGCAGCCCTGCGAAGGCTGAGGTCGGAGGTTCGAATCCTCTCACGAACACCATTTTAATGCTGGCGTCGCATAGTGGACGATTGCAGCGGTTTTGTAAACCGCAGGAGAAATCCCACGGGGGTTCGAATCCCTCCGTCAGCTCCAGATTTTAAGTGCTACGGTGGTCCAGCGGCGACGACAGCGGTTCCGTAAACCGCCAGCGAAAGCTCACAGGGGTTCGAGTCCCTTCCGTAGCTCCAAGATTGGGTGATAGGGTAACGGTATCCCAGCGGACTTTGACTCCGCCGCGCTCCGGCGCATTGCAGGTTCGAATCCTGCTCACCCAGCCAATTCCCCACGCCCGCAGTAAAATTTACCTCCGAATAGCCGATTTTACCCTCCGACCAGGTAATATGTAATTGAACGAGAGTTTTGACCATGATGTCTCCCGGTTGGGCACTCTCAAAATCGCAACACAACAAACCCACAGTCCAGGAGGACTAGAAACATATGAAGAACACACTCCGCTTGGCATCGATTCTGGTGCTGGCACTTTCTTTCTGTAGCTTCGCTCTTGCAACCAACCCGCCAAGCAACACCGACAGCCACGATTGTCAGGGTAACAGTTGCAACACCACCACCGTCAACAACACCACCAACAACACCGACAATTCCTTGCACAGCGCCTCGACTTCCGGCGCTGTTTCCGGTTCTAGTCTCGTTGACAACTCGAAGACGACCAACACTAACACTGCACTCGGCGGCCAGGGCGGCAGCGTGAAGGACAGCGGCAACTCCGCTTCGTTCTCCGGCGCTTCTGCTACGGGTGGTGCAGTAAAGGATAGCGGTAACTCAGAGTCCAGCTCCAGCGTTCGTGACTCTGGTAACTCGTCTGTTAAGAACTCCGGCAACTCGTCCAACGAGAACTTGAACCTGTCGAGCAACAAAAACTCGAACAAACAGGGACAGGCTCAGGGACAGGACCAGGGTCAGGAACAGTCGGCGACGGCTGTGAACGAAGGCAACAACACCAGCATTACGACCAACGTTGCGGCCCCGAAGATTCCGGTCAACTCTGCTTATGCTCCGAATGCTTTCCCGACCGCGAACTGCGCCATGGCGTACTCCGGCGCTGGACAGGGAATGCTAGCTGGTGCGGCTGGTGCGTTCACGCGCATCGACAAGACCTGCCAACAGATTGAGACGGCACGGTCATTCGCTCTGTATGACGCTCGCGCTGCGTACTGCAAGGTCATGATTTCGACCAAGTGGGCGAAGAAAGCGAAAGTCACCCTGGAAGACTGCATGACGAAGGAAGCGGTGCCTGCACCGACTCCAGCGGCTGCGGTTCAGCCTGAAGTGAAGACGCCTGTGGCGGCGATCGTAAACCCTTACCCGTCACGGTAATCAAAGAGGTTCCAGTTGTCGTGACGCCAAAGTTGGAACCAACGCTCGCTGGTGTTTGCACCTTCGCTAACGGTTCGGCGCAGTGCGGTTCGGGAGATGCTGTAGACCCGATTCGCGTTTCGTCCATCTGCGGTGAGATGCTAGCACAGGCGGTCAAGACTGCAAAGGCTTTCCCCGGCGCAAAGATTCGCGTCATTGGGAACCACAATCCTTCCGAGACTAAAGGTCTCGCAGCGGAACGGATGAATGCGGTTGCGACTCGACTGGTGAAAGAGTACGGAATTGACGCATCTTCGATCTCTGGAGACGTCGGCACTTCTGGAAAGCGCACCGTCGAAGTGTACGTTCTCCCGTAAGGGAAACGAATTGAACTGACCCCCGGCTTCGGTCGGGGGTTTTGTTTTGCGGTATTAGATTGTCATGGCAAAGCGGACTGGAGTCTACACTATCACGGTTATGTCGGCCAAACCCTTCACCAAGGGATTCCGGATCAGGGAGTGGGGATACTATTTCAAACGCGCTGACGCCGCTCAAGTGATTGAACACAACCTGACCGACATCTCTGAACTGGATTACTACCACTTCGCCGTGTTATCCTTCACGGGCGAAGGGCCGCTGGCTATCCCCGAGAGTCTTCAGTGGTACGAGTTTGAGTGGGCCAACAGTTCGGAAGGAGTGATGCGCTTCATTCAGGCCAAGAAGATAGACCGTCCTGAACAGTTCAAGCACATCTGCGCATGAGACACGAACTCAAGACTTGGCCCGCATTCTTCTGCGCTGTCCTGGCGCGCACCAAGACCTACGAAATCCGCAAGAACGACCGCAACTTCCAAGTGGGGGACGAACTGCTCTTGAAGGAGTGGGATCCGCAGACACAACGGTACAGCGGACGAGAAATCTCAGTCGAAGTATCCTACATGACCAAGGGAGGTCAGTGGGGAATCCCCGAAGACATTTGCGTGATGGGGATCAGAATCCAGAACTGGCGCTTAGGTGACCAGGAGCGTTAGCAACCCGGCCCGCGATGTTCAAAATCCCATTTTTGTACAAGCATCTTCGCGTCACCTGTGTCGACGTTTTGGATGTTGCTGGGCGGCGAGTGCAGATAGACAATTTGATCCTTCGGGACGAGGATAGGCGGCGGCGGTTGCATTTGCGCCAAGCGCAGTATTTCTGCTTGCTGTTGAATCACCCGTGTTAAAAGGATTGCAGCTAGAGCAGTGGCGAGTCGTTCCCGGCCCCAACCTTCGGCGGCGGCGATGTCTTCAACGATCCGGGTCAGAACGTCGTCGTTGATCGACTTGAAGATCTCTTCCCACAGACCTTCCAGGTTGTTCGAGCGAGCGTGGCTCATCACGCGGATCATCTTGTTAACGTCCTGCATTGGTTTCCTCCAGCTTGTCGTTGAAATCGTTTTTGAAGCACGGCCAGTCCTTGTCCATCATAATAGGCTGTCCCGTGAGTCGATAGTGGTTCTGCTTTTCGGGCTTGACGCCAGGATCGTTCGGACTATCCTCTAAGCGGAGCCACTGCGGCAGATACGCCTGACGCATGCGCCAGAACAGACCGAAGTCTTCTTCCGGCCAGCGGCCTTCCACCTTCTTGATGCGCCCGTGGTACATGTCCGCGTACACGCCCGGATAGCGGCGGTTCGGACGGTGCCATCCCTTGTAAGTGCAGAACTCCGACTCCAGCGTGAAGTACGTGACATCCCAGAAGAAGTCCCGGCCCTTGAATCGTTCCTTTGATTCATCGAGGATGATCTTGCCTTCCCACTTGAGCCAGTTCATCATCTCCGGCGTGTACTTGCCCTCGAACCCGGTAGGGTTATCCGGCCCGCCCCAGTCCAGGTCATCCCGGCCTAGAACCTTGGCTAATCCGTTGCGCAGTGACTTGCTGCCCGTGATGTCTTCCAGGAACAGGCTGTCCGGCTCGATATTCATGCGAGCGATGCGGAGATACTCCAGATAGGAGAACGTGGACATGCGGCCAAAGGAGTAGAAATCCTCACGCACCACGTCCCAAATCTTCCGGAAGTTTGTCAGCGGGTCGCCGTCCTGCTCGCCCATCACCTTGTGGAAGAACTCGCTCTGGTCGTTACCGCAGAGCGTCTTGTAGGTCTGGACGGACTTGATGAAGTCGCGTTTCTGGTGCCGACGGTCGGTGTCAAACTCCAGGCGCGGCCACTCAGCGTTGTACCACTTGGCCAGTGCGTCCATGTCCAGTTTCGCGAAGTCGGGGAACCGTTTGAAGATCAACCAGGAAGTCAGCGGATGCTGGGTGTTGCCGTTGATGAAAATGTACCACAGCAACTGCTCCCGGTCCCATCCCAGTTCCTTCTTCAGATACGGGAAGGTCATGTATGGCAGGCTGGCCCCGGCGTGCACTCGGTACTTCAGGCAGAACTCGTAGAACCGCATGAAAGTTTCGCGACGGTTCTCGGGACGACGGAAGTCGATCCCAGGGACAAGGTTTGTACGTTCAGGGACCTGCATCAAGTCGCAGTAACGGCCCGGAGTCTGGTGGGTGATTTCGATCACGCCATCTCCCGGAGGGACTGAGGGAAACCCTCGTCGCAAACTTCAACCAACGCGGCCCCGTACTTCTCTTTGAAGTGTTTGTAAGCCACGTCGCAGCTGGGGAAATCCCCGCTGTCCTGCTTGGTCTGGTTGTCGTCCTCGTACAGTGCGATGTAGCGTTTCATAGGTCTCCGAACCTCGCCTTCAAATGTGGCAGCATTACGCGGGCATCGGGCTTGCTGCCCACTATCCAGAAAAGGGTCTTGTCATTCAAATACTGCTTGAACGTGCCAAGGTGGTCTCGCATATAGTGAAACATCTTGGCCTCGTAACGCGGGTGGAAGGTCAGGTTCTCGTGGAGATGGGGGAAATTGAATTCCATCAGGTCGTTGTACTCGCAATATCCGTCCTTGCACTTCTCGCAGTTGCCGCAGCCGCCGTTGACGTTGTAGTGGACGACTTCGTAAGGAGCCATTGGCTGGCTTTTGTTGAAGCTGTAACGAAACACGGTGTCCATGTTCTCGCCGATCACGCCGCCAATCAGATTCAAACGGCGCTGGATGTACGCAGGGTCGGACGAGCCGTAACTGCCGATGCCCATCAGGACAATTTTCTTCAGATTCTTTGGACGGAATCGAGCGACCCCATACAGAATGCCCGTTGCGCTGTTGCACGACCCAGCTGGGACGATAAGAGTCTCAACATGCTCAGGCAGGTTCGCGGCCTGGGCGCTGCCAACCTTGTGAAATGCTTCGATCTTCGCGGCGGCGTTGATTCTCTCGTCCAGAGTGATGTTGGTTTCCAGGTGGAAGTAACCCTTGAATTCACCCTCGGAAAGTGCCTTGGCCTTCGCGTTGAGGGTGGCCGCGTATCCTGGATTGAAACCACGGAAGGACGCGCCCAGCCACTTGGCGGCGGCTAGGGTGTCATGCTCTTCCGGCTTCTTTGTACCGATGCAGTCAACCACAGGGATGCCGTAGTGCGCCGCGATACAGGCGACCATCGGATGCTGCGGGCTTCCGGTTACGGCCCCGTGCACCACCCCGGTTGCGCCCTGTTTGACAGCCTGGTCGATTAACCAGATGCAAACACGGAGCTTGCTGCCATTGATCCCGCCATACCCCAGCGGCGCGAACTTGTCTTCGCGCTTAAACCAAAGGCCGCCGATTTCTTCCACCGGGGAGAGGTCGAGGATATGATCCTCCCAGTGCACTAAACTGCGGTCAATGCTCTCCACCATACTTCTTATTACCTCAGGGGCGGCTACACCCCGATTTCTGAAGTCAGAAAATCTGACACGTTAGTGTTTCACGGTACTAAAGTAACATGCCTATCACTGTCGCTTCAGCCCAAGGTCTCCGCGATTACCAAGAAGATCGCAGCTTCACCTACGAGTCCGAACTCGGTACCGTTATTGCGGTCTTCGATGGCCACGGCGGAGAAAGAACCGCAGAGTGGCTTGGGGTCAATCTACCGTCCATCCTGATCGAAGAGTTAGCCGTCAACGAACCTAAGCTCGCCCTGGAGAAGACTTTCAAGCGCGCAGACGAAGCCACCCGCCAGAACCATGCCGGGTCAACGGCCACCGTCGCTTTCATCCCCAACGACAAGCTGACTGCATACATCGCCGTCCTGGGCGATTCCCCAGTCATTGCGAAGTTCGCCAGCGGCTTACGCCACGTCAGTCCAGAGCACAATGTCCGCACCAATCTAGTTGAACGGGAAGCGGCTGAGGAGCGCGGCGGCATCTACGCTGGTGGGTACATCTGCCGAGGCTTCAGTGGCCCCGGCCTACAGATGGGCCGTGCCTTCGGTGACTCCAATCTGGGCAAGATTATCTCCAAGGAACCCGAAGTCTACGACATTCCGCTGGGTGATTGGCTCCTGGTTTGCTCCGACGGAGTAACAGACCCTGGGCACGGCAACATGGCCGACGCAGTCGCTAAGATCGAGGCTTTGATTGAAGCGGGTGGCGACGCTAAGACTCTGGTTGATCGAGCCACCCGGATTCCTACTGGCGACAACGCCACAGCCATCCTCTGGAGACGTTAGTGCAACTGTTCTTTAGTTTTCTCAGAAAATGGTCCAAAAAGTGGGTGAGCCTGTGGACAGGCGGGCCACTGGCCTTCACACCATGGTTGTGGTCTGTTCTTTTTCCTAGTCACTCTCTATCTTATGGAAGAGTGATAACCTTAATCCTCCTCCCTTTGACTGCGTTTCTCGCCAGCTTCAAGGTTTGGAGAGACGAAAAGGATGAAAAAGAGGAATTCTTATCGAGATCTGAGCACGACCTGGTTTTAGAATGGCTAGACTTAGCCAAGAAGTTCGAGAAGGAGATGGCGAAGAGGACCGACGCAAGCTGGAGTCAGGAGGGAGAAGGAGGAATGATACGGTGGCAACCAATCCTAGACGGGCGATTGGAATTCCTCTGCCACGAAGCAGGGCGGCTCGTGCTTCATTCTCTTTCTAAATTTTCTTCGGAGCAAGCAGCGTCTCCTCCGGTAGATCGGTGGCTTCTTCTCTTAAAGGAGTTTGGAGGCAGACACTGTACTTCTGCCCCGCTTGGTTATCTGGACCAGACTCCAAGAGTCTGGGTAAACACAGGACGGATTGACCAATTGGCTTTGGCTTCCGCAGAGTTTTGTGACCATATACGACAGTCGCTTGTCATTCAAGGTTCGCGATCCGTCTAGCATGAGCATCCCGCATCCTCTGTTTGGTGACTTCGGAATGTCTTGGCCTCGGTACGCCGCGTTGAGCGGTGGCTATTCGTTCTCTCGTCTCTTCTGAACGCGGCTTCCCAAAGTTTGGGTTCTTGGCCCCTGACTTGCTTTCTCGTATCTTCGTAGTGTTCTTTCGAGTTACCCCACGTAGAGCAGCCCTGTGAGCGGCAGACAGAGCAACACCCCTCTTGTTGCGGGACATTAAAGCACGGCTTTCTGGAGTGTGTTTTCGCCCTTTCCATACTAGAGCCAGTTTCTGCCGAGTTTCTTTGGAAGCCACGTGACGTCCCTTCGTCAATCTCTCAATGTTGTAGCCATTTTCAACAACGTCGTAAATCACCATGAACTTTTCCTCGTATTCCGCCAGCGAATCTCGAGTGCAATTCAAAAGGACTTCGAATTTGAATGCTAGTTCTCCGTGCTTGTTCCAGGAACGTTGTAGTTTGACACTGTGATGTTCGTTGTTTCTCAAATCCGAAAGATGAATCCTCCATCGCCTCGCAATATTCACAGAGGAACCCACGTAACGCTTGCCTGTGACGGTATTGAGAAGAGCGTATATGCCACAGTTTGAATTGAATGAAGAACAACGGGCAGCGGTTGAACACCCCATGGGGCGTCCCGCCTGCCTGATAGCGGGTGCGGGTTCTGGCAAGACAGCGACGTTAACAGCTAGGGTCAAGTGGCTCATGGACCAAGGTGTCTCCCCTAGAAGAGTGTGCTGTATTACGTTTACGAACAAAGCAGCGGAATCTCTGCAGGCACGGCTCGGCATCTCCCAACACACCCCACGCGATCTCCAGCCCCGCGTCTCTACAATTCACTCCCTGTCCCTTTCAGCCATCCGGCGCAACCCAACTGGCTTCGGTTTGCAGGAGAAGGTCTCCCCGCTGGACGATTATGACCAAAGCCAG